AGTCGCCCAGGGTGTACAATAGGACCACTGGCCGGGAACCGCAACCATCCCATTACACAGGAGAAATTAGGAACAATGACCGATACGATGCAAACGGAGGAAGTGGCTGAAAAGTCACAGACTCGTGAGTGGTACGAGAAGCTCACCGAGCAAGTCGCAACGATTGATGAGCAGCTTGATGCTGGCTCAGAAGCTGCGGGGATTCGCAAGCTCACCAATACGTTGGTGGAAGCGAACAAGGCTGAATGGGGCGCAGTTGTCCCAAGTCTTGCCGAGGAACTCCGCAACATGGAGCCGGCAGAGCGTGCGGGCAATTTCTACGGATTCATCCGTGAAGTGTCCAAGCTCTTCAAGGAGGAAGTCGACAATTGGCTGAAGGCCGAAGTCGAGAATCAGCCGAAGTCGGATACGCCGGAAGTTTCGGAAGCTGAGAAGAAGTCACTTTCCGAGGCTCGTACTGCTCTCGTGAAGCAGATCAAGATGATCGTCGAAATGGCGACTCTCTTCAACGAGATTGACCCGGCAAAGCCGTGGGCAATTCCCGCCCGTCGTGGTGCGACTGGAAAGCGTGGCAAGCGTGCGCTTTCACTCTTCACCTGGCAAGTTGACGGCGTGCAAATGCCGTCCACGGAAGATTCCGTGAAGGGTGTTTCCCAGAAGCTCGGCTTCGAGAAGCAGGCCGAATTCACCAAGGCGCTGATTGCGGCGGGAATCAAGACCGCAACTCCGGAAGATGAGTTCGAGGTCATCATCAACGGACACACCGTCACCGCTCAACGTGAGGACGATGAGGACGAGGATGATTCCGAGGACGCCACGCAGCCGAATACGCCCGAGGAAGAAAGCGACGACGACGAGTGATCGTCTTTGTCCTACTCGAAGAAGAGGACGGAGCTAACCCCAACGTTTTCAAGAACTCATTGCGTGAGTTCTGTGATGATTGGAGAGTTGTCTCTGATCCGCCTGTGAGAGTGTACGTTGTGAAAGGCGACACCACTTACGCAGCGGACGACTGAGTCTTAGTAGGGGATGCGGTTTAGCGTATCTTAAACGCCGCTTGACGTAAGCGTGCCCTACTAATCATCTCCAACTAGCTGCCTGGTTAGTAGAGATGACAAGCTAGTAGCATATCTCAGGACAATGCGCCCCGTGGAGTCATGTGCCACACAAGGGGAAAGATGTGAGTTCAAATCTCACCTAGCTTGCTAACCAATGGGAAGGTTCTTTCTTTCTTTCTCCCTTCCCATTGGGACGGTTGAGTGCCCCACCTAGTCTCTCTGGGTGGGGCACTCCCGTATAAAGCCTCCAATTTGCCGAACGGAGTCGCAATTATGGATGATGGAGTCCTACTCTTCAACACCGCAGTAATCCTCGGATGCTTTGCGGAAACTCAGAACATCGAACTCACTCAGTGGCTGATTACTCCCGTATTCGCCATTGAGATTGAGGTCTTTGAAGATGGCGAGCAGAACTGATGGCTCGTCTACGCCTCGTCAAGACAGCCGAAATCGAAATCGACTATCTACGCTGCAAAGCTATGCGGCGGCATGTTCTGGACCCTTGTGCGTCTGGACTTGGGCCGCCTAGCTTTGGCGTAGCCTACGACTTCCGTTGTATGTCCTGTGGGACAATGCGGCGTGACATCTGTAGGTACTCAGACAGTGAGCTATTGGCCCGGTACTATGTGTACCCGGATGATTACAAGAAGCTCAAAGGTGGAGACACTCTCTACTGGCGTGATATGTACTACAAGCGTCTACGGGTATTGAATCCGGAAGCTGTAACAGACACGCCGAAGAAAGTCCACAGAAACAGCAAGCTCGCATGATCCTGCTACTGTTCTTCATCTACCACTTCAATCCTGTATGGATTCTAGTTGACGTTCTGTACGTATCCGTCATTCTCTTCCTACGCATCTTTGGTGTAGGTAGTAAGTCACCAAGAGACAAGTACGAGGAATATGCCCCGAGCATCATCTGCCAGCACTGTAATCGGAACGAAGCTTCTGTTGGATTCAGAAGCTGCAAGGAATGTCGAGACTATTACACGAGACCTGAGATTCTACGCAAAGGCTTGTGATCTAGCTCGTCAGTCCAACTACATCACGGCTAAGAAAGTCGGGTGTGTAGCCGCCAAAAATACCAGGCTTTTAGCAGGAGCATTCAATACAGTAAGAAACGCCAACTTCAACGTACCATTCGGGTTGTCTACTTTCCACGCAGAAATGAACGTGTTGAGAATGCTGGACAAGCCTGATAGAGTGACACTGTACATAGCCCGAGTAGGCTCCCAGGGCGAACTGCCTAGCAGACCGTGTAAGCGGTGTATGCTGGAGCTAGAAGCGAAAGGCATCCACGAAATAGTCTATCTTGACCGTTTTGGCAAGGTAGTGAAGGAGAAGATATGAGTGACCGGATCACTTTTTCGCCGGACCAAGAGATGGAAATTCTTGGCTGGCTGGAAGCACTAAGAGACGCAGGACTAACACTAGATGATATCATTCAAGGGATTCTCGACGGAACTCTCACCGACCCCGTTGACTCTGGTGAGTCCCAGCAGGATATCGGCGTACCTAGAGTGCCCCAAGAAGTATGACTACATCTATGGGCAAGAGCTAAAGCCGGCGGGTAAAACGGCGAAGAAGTTCGACAAGGGAAACTACTTCCACGAACTAAGTCACGTCTACTACCAGATGATTAAGTCCGGGGTAGAGCCAGGTTCTACCTACGCAGAAGAAGCGATCAAAGCTCGAATCCGTAACGACATTGAGACGACTGGCGATCCGTCGCTAATTCCCGTGTACGGCATCGTCACAACTACGATGCTGCGTTTCATACGGGAACAATCCAAGAAGGTGGACCACGGTATCCAAGTCATCTCTGTTGAAGCGAAACTCGAATTCCCTACAGAAAACTTCGTGTTGTTTGGGTTTGCCGATTTAATCTATCGTGACCACTCTGGGAACCTGCGTATCCGTGACCACAAGACCGGCGAAAAGGCGTGGGGAAAGCTGGACGCTCAATTCAGCAACCAGCTACTGTACTACGCCTGTATTGTCTGGAAGCTGATGGGCGAAGTACCCATGTCCGAGATTTCTTACACCAACACAAAGGAGTACGCCAAGCCAATCACCTACGAACAAGCCTTCACATTTACCACAGTGAATTACTCGGAGCGGGAACTCGAAATCTACTTCGATGAGATTTGCAGAGTCGTTGTGCATATGCTACAATCTGACCCTGTTCCCTTCTACGGTCAGCACTGTAGGTACTGTGCATTCCAGACACCGTGCTACCTTTCTCGCAAGGGAATAGACGCCTCACCAATCCTGGCGGCGAACTACACCAAACGAGACAGTAGGCATGAGAGCACCTTTACCGAAAGTTACGCCAAGAGTGACAATCCCAATTGACTACTTCATCGTCAAGTTTAAGGATGGGAGCCTAAAGACAGTCAATGTGGATGACGGCGAAGGGTACTTCCGAGAGGAAGAACTAATCGGAGAAACGAAATCACTCACAACATACCAATGCTTCATTGCAACGAAAGAAAAAGCACGTGGAAATAAGACGGTTTCAGACAGTAACACAACGAACCCCGTGGGTTAAAGCACTCATATACGGACAAGCTGGGGCTGGTAAAACCAGATTCTGCGCCGATTCGCCTAAGCCGTTTTGGTTCGACTTTGAGTCGTCCACTGAAACGCTGCGATACTGGCCGGAGTACAAAGAGACCAGGGTTAAGACCCCGAAAGATATCTCCGAGCTAATCACGGACATTGCTCTGGCGGTCAATGACCCGGAGATTGACACCATCATCATCGACTCGATGACAACAGCGCACGACTACTTCATGAGAAGGGAAGCCGAGAAACGTGCAGCCAAGCGAGACGAGTTCACATTCAGTGAAGCCGATTACAAGTACGCTACGCAAGTCTTTACAAAGCTGTTTGGTCTGTTGCAAGACGCCCCGATCAACGTGGTACTTATTGGACATGAAAGAATTGCTTTCGATCCTGACACCGGAAACGTTACAGGAATTTATCCAGATATCACGCCCCGACTTCAACAAGCTGTTACAAGACTTGTTAACGTCGTCGGATATATGTCGGCAACGAACAATGAGCTGAAAGGAACAACAAGCCGAAAACTATACCTCAACCGAACCAACACAATCGAGGCGAAGAACCGCCTCAACATCCAAGACATATTCATACCGAATCCAACATGGAAGGAAATTTTCGGTGCCTGATTTCAAGATCAACTTCGGAAACGCCAAGCAACTAACGCCATTTGAGTTGCCGCCCGAGGGACAATACACCCTCGTGATTGCGGACTACAAGTGCAAGGAAGCAAAGAACCCGGAATCCCGTGCAAAGGGATTCAACATCGCTCTCGTTTTCAACGTGGCCGATGACGACTATCCGGGCGCAAAGCTCTGGCACAACTTGTGGGTTGCTTACGAGAACCCCTGGGCTGCCAAGTATTTCTTCGACGCACTTACGGGGAAAGACCTGGAAGATGACAACCTCGATGTGACTGATGCCGACTCATTCATCGGACAGGCAGTTGGTGCGGCTCTGATCCACGAGTCGTACGAGTACAACGGAGAAACAAGAAAGAAGCTGGTGGTTGCTACCCCAGATTCGTTCTACAACGTTCCGTTCTGATTGACAGTAGCCCCCGGTCGAAAGGCCGGGGGCTACTTGTCTCTGGAGACATATGAACACGCTCAGTTTCTATTTAGACACTCTATACGATGGTCTAAGTGGCTTTGTGTATTCGCCTGTCAAAACGGCAACGAGCTTCGAGCAACATTGGTTTGACTATCCGAGAGAGAAGCAAGCTCTTATCGACCACATCTCCAATGGTGGAGGCGACGTATACATATCGCCTGCCGTCTATTCGGAGAAGCGTGCAGTCAAAGAGTCGATTAAGACGCTACAGTGTGTATGGGTAGAGTTCGACGGGGTTGAGCAGATTGACTTCCAGTCTGTGTCCGAACCTACCATGATAGTCCAAACCAGCTTTGCTTCGCACGTTCACTGTTACTGGCGAATCGACAGGGACACTCATCACGTCGTAGAGAAGATCAACAGGGAGCTTACCTATTACCTACACGCTGATAGTTCAGGCTGGGACGCAACGCAGCTATTACGTCCTCCAGAAACCGTCAACCACAAACACAACTTGCCTGTTGTATTGGCCTCCCATACTCTCGCCGCCTATAACGTGGGAGCCTTTGATTTCCTCCCCACAATATCAGCTCCTGCTGCCTCAACTGTGTTGGTGGAAGAGCTAATACCTACAGCGCAGGTCTTGGCTAACAACACACTGCCGCTCAAAGTTATGCGGATGGTTAAGAAGGAAGAACCAGTCGAACCCTACAGGTCCTCGTTTCTCATGAGGTTAGCCCATGAACTAGCGGAAGAGGATTTGACGCATGTAGAGATTGTCTCGCTCTTATACGAGGCAGACGGCCGCATCAAGAAGTACGACGGTAGAAACGACCAACTGGTCAGGCTGTCACAGATAGCAGATCACGCTATGCTTAAGCACATAGCGGAGGATACTGTCATCATCTACACGCCAGAGCAGATACTCAAATACGTCGAACAATTGCAGTGGATACTACCTCAGTGGCTCCACGCTACTGGTCAGCTTGTAATTAGTTCGGCCCCAGGTGTAGGTAAGACACAGTGGTGTATGCAGCTAGCATATAGCCTAGCGACAGGCCGCTCGTTCCTAGGGATGGCTAATAGCTCGAAGTACAAGGTCTTGGTTCTAAGCTTGGAAATGGACAAGCAGTCGCTGAAATACATCTTCGAGCATCAGCAGAACTCATGGGAGGAAACACCGCTCTTTGATATCGTGGATGAGACACAGAGCCTATCTAAGTACGAGGACTTGATCGAGGAACGTGAGACGAACGTTCTGATCGTAGACTCACTGACAGAGCTACTCGATGACGAAGAGGAAACTAGCCCAGGGAAAGAGGCTAGGCGGATTATGAAGTGGTGCAGGAAAATCCGCCGTCGTTATGGACTGGCTGTCATCCTGATCCACCACAACAGGAAAGCAACAGAAGGAAACAAGAAGCCTAAGGGACTTGCCGACTTGGCCGGTTCCTTCCAGTTCGCTAAGGACACAGATACTGTCCTGCAACTCTGGGAAGATTACAAGGGGATTGAACTCTCCGGAGTCAAAGTTCGCTTCGGTCACAAAGACGCATTCATGCTGGCTCGCAGCGGCGACCTATGGTTCACAAGGAAAGAAAGTGCTAGTAACCCATCAAGACCAGCTCCAGCAAATCAGGAACGAGATCAAGGGGAGCAACAGAGTAGCAGTCGACACGGAGACGAACTTCACCGAAAGGATGGAGGAAAGGTACCTCCTAGGTTTCGCTTTAAAGACGGACCACAATAGCTGGTACATTCCCGTCAATCACAAGCCGTATCTAGATCAGCAGCCAGACAACTTCATTGTCCCAGAGGACTTGTTTACTGGCTACGAGGGTCCGATTATCGCCCACAACATGAAGTTCGACTACATCGTGTTGAAGCGGCATGGGATAGAGCTACCTGTAGGTAACTTGTGGTGTACGA